CCTCTCTATTCGGGACACTTTCACGGCCCCGACGGACGTCTCAAGCGCCGAGCCTTTTCCCTTTGTTTTCGAGTTTACCGTCACGGCGGACGTAGACCAAAAAGACACCTCGACGAGCCAAGTCCCACGCGCCTTTATAGCTTGCGCGTTAATATACCTCTCTCACCTTTACGAAAACCGCCAAGCGGTTACGAGTGGAGGTTTCCGTCCTTACGTTATGCCTCTCGCTTTCGAGTCCCTTATTAAAACTTTAAAGCGTTATCCTTAATGAACGCCGGCCAACTTGACCGGAGTATAGAACTCCAAACGCAAACGACGGCGCGCGACAACTTCGGGCAACCCGTGGAAACATGGACCACCCTCGCCACCGTTTGGGGAAATAAATCGGACCGCGTGGCCTCGGAGGCAATTAGTGGGGGCCAAGTGGTTGAGGTCTTGCGTACTATTTGGACTATACGCCACCGGACGGACATAGATAGCCGCCACCGGTTAAGATACCGCGAGGGCGGTGGGTGGTCTTATTATTATATTACGGGCGTCCAAGAGATAGGCCGACGCGTTGGCCTAAAACTTACGACCGAAAAAAGGGACCGCGAATAAATGAGCGTAAGAGGACAAGGAAAAGCGGTACACGTTAAACTCGACCCCCTCGGGTCTAAAAAGTTAGTCAAACTTTTTAAGGGAATGGAGTTTCTTCCTAAGAAAAGGGCGCTTGCTAAAATTATGCGCCAAGCTATGCGCCCAGCGTGGCAAGCTATGAGAAACCGGGCGCCCGTAAGAACGGGACGACTTCGGAAATCTATCGTGACGCTTGTATGGAAAAGGCGAGGCGAGTGGGTGGCACGTTTAGGGCCTAAATACAAAGGGGCCAAACGCGCGCCTCATGCCCATTTTTCGGAGTTAGGAACCAAGGGAGGCGAGAGAACGACACGCGGAAAATTCACCTATCCAAGCGGTGGCGGTATTGTAAGAACCTCAAATATTTCGCACGGCGGAACGAAAGGGAAATTTTTTGTTAAAAGAACTTTCGAGGACTATGGGGCAAAAATGCAAGCGCGCATAATTGAAAAGAGCGATAAATTTGTCGCGGACTACTGGAATAAAAACGCCCCCCGATAATGTTAGACCTAATATATAACGAACTACAAAACGACTCCGACCTCACGACCTCGGTAGGTACCGAAATTTATCCTTATATAAGAGAACAAGGGACCGACCTCCCGGCGGTTTTTATAGAACAATCGGCGACTAACTTCTCCGAAACTATGGGGAAAAGTTCACACGGCGACGAGTTCACTTTCTCGGTTTTTTCTCTTGCCGAAACTTTAAGCGACTCAATAAACATAGGCCGAAAAGTACGGACGGCCCTCGACGGATTAAGTGGGTCCTTTACTATTGGGTCAAATTCCTACACCGTTCATAAGTGTACAATTAACGACCTCCGAACGGATATAATAGAGGAGGGGAATATCTTTGTAACGGAGGCCGGATTTAATATTTTAATTCAACACACGGCCGTAGACGTTTAAAAAAATGCCTCTTTATTTTTGCCCTTGTGATGACGAAATAATTAACGCTAACGGCGTCACGATTCGAGTAATAAACGGCGTTTGTTTTCATGATATTTCTTGCGAAAAATGCGGGGAATTTTTACAACTTTCGGACCCAAAAACGGGGTGCGCGGGGTTCAGTTCTAACAAAATGGGACAAGTTAGGTAAACCCTCGTAAAACGCATTTTTAAGCCGTTTAAGGGACTTTTGCCTTTGTGAGGTATGTTACCCCCTAAAATTGGAGAACGTAAAAAAACCAACGGGGCCAAGGGTTTCCGGGGTGGTATTTTTAAAGGCTTACCTTTCGCGTCGACAAGATAAAAGCAACTTTTTTACTCGACTTTTGTGGTTACATTTAACTCTAATTTTTGTCATGGCACTAACACCAATTTCAGGGAATAAAGTCGGGATTTTTATCGACTACGATGACGACTCAAGTGGCTCATCTACGACCTCCGGGCGTCTTGTCGGCCTCGCGACTTCTTGCTCCCTTTCATACAATAACGCAACCGTTGAGACGGCAACGAAAACCCTCAACTCGGGCGGAACTCTTGCAACCGACGGCGGGACGATTAACTCCTTCGCTGGTACTTCTTCCTTTTCACTTTCGGCCGACGGTCTCATCGACCTCGCAACGGCTGACGATGAGGAAAGCACAACCGCAACGGCTCAACACGGATTCACTAACCTCATGGACTTGGCTATCGCAAGGACTAAGGTCGGGATATATTTCCAAGACGCAACCGCCGCCGCGGGAACGGCGGCCAAAGGGTACACCGGAACCGCTTTTATTGAGTCAATAGAGGCGTCAGCTGGGGTGGACGACTTCGCCACATACTCGGTAACGTTTAAAGGCGACGGGGCGCTGACGGCTCTCTAAACGGCGCGGCTTACTTTTGAAGATGTTTACAATCTAAAAAATAAAAGTTAATGCACCTTAATAGTTTACGTGGCGCCTTCGATGTTGAAATCGGGGAAAAAAAATTCCCTTGTCTTATCAATATGAACGCTTTCCGATTGTTAACGGAGAACGAAGGTATTAAACTCAACGAGTTTGAAAAGGAAATGCAACGGAACCCCCTCGGGTTTATTCCCCGGGTCTTATACTGGGGAGCCGTCAACCATTTAGAGCGCGCCGGGAAGTCGGCGAAAACGCTCCCCTCCTTTTCTACTTGGGCGGCTTACACTTGTGAAAACGAGAAACGCCTCGCGAACTACGCCGAACAAGTTGTTAATTGTATGTCACCACCGACCGACAAAAAGGACAAAGACAAGGACGACCCGGGAAACTAACCCCGGGGCGTTCCGTCGTCCCGACCACTTGGAGAGAGTTCTATTTTAACGCTTTACGCCTTGGAATATTACCGCGCGACTTTTGGGAGTTAACTTTTGCCGAGTTGGCGGCGTACACATACCGCCACGAAACGGCCGAGCGTATACGCTGGCAACATACCGCCACTATTTGCGCGCTTTTGGTAAATATAAACAAAGGAAAAGGCAAGCCACCGACTAAACCGTCCGACTTTTATCCTTTTGACTTACCGGAAAAAGAGGCTGAAAGTTTGACGAGTGACGACATAAAGACAATGCGCTCAGAACTTGAAAAAAATCTAAACGAAAAACGTGGCTCGAAGTAGTAAATTAGCAATAATTTTAGGCCTTAATTCTAAGGCTTTCACGCGTGGACTTGCGCGGGCGTCTAAACGTTTCAAAAAATTCGGGGCGTCTATGACTTCGGCGGGTCGGTCCCTTACTATGGGGGTCACGGCTCCCCTCGGGTTGCTTGCCGGAGTAGCTGGAAAGACCGCCGTTGATTTTGAATTTGCTATGGCCAAAGTCGCGGCCGTTGCCGGCGACTCTACACCGGCGGCCCTCGCGAAACTGGAGGCCGAGGCGAAAAGACTCGGACGAACTACGGCGTTTAGTGCCTCACAAATTGCGGGCCTACAATTAGAGTTGTCAAAACTTGGCATAAAGCCGGACGACATCGTCGCAATGGAGGGGGCAATTTTAAACCTCTCGCAAGCCTTTGACGAGGATTTAAGCGCGTCGGCTGAGTCGGTCGGTCGGACGTTGTCACAATTTCAAATGGATTCAAGCCAAGCGTCTCGAGTTACCGACGTTATGGCCGTCGCGTTTGGAAATTCGGCCCTCGACCTTGAGAGGTTTACCTCGTCCATGGAAAAGGTCGGACCCGTAGCAAATGACGCGGGCCTAAGTTTAGAGGAGACGACTAGCCTCCTCGCGATTATGGCAAACAACGGAATCGCTGGAGCCGACGCGGGGACAAAGTTAAAGATGGCCCTCACACAAATAAGGGCGGCCGGGTTGCCGGTTAATGAAACTTTACAACAAATTTCGCAAGGCGCTTTTGACTTTGACGACTCTCTCGGGTTATTAGGGAAACGGGCGCAAATTATAGCGCCGATATTAGCGAACGCCGGAGACAAGACGGGGGAATTTTTTGAAAAATTAAAGGACTCCGAGGGGGCCGGACAAGA